TTTTTTCCAAAAATTCTATCATACTCAGCTGCATATTTTTCTTGAGGAGACATTTCTGAGTAAGGTTTTACTTCTTCTTCTTCTTTCTTTCTGAAAGGATTATTACCCTTCATCATGCTTTGGAAAGAATCTTTGATAGATGGAACCATTGCTTCACCTTTATCATAAATCGTTTTACCAAAACCTTCACCGATACCACCAATAATATTATTACTAAACTTATCAGTGACATTTGAAAAACCTTCAACAATGGAAGAGATAATACCACTACCGAGATTATCCATCCCTAGTAGATTACCTAATGCATTTGTTTTTGCAACCAGTGTATCTAAGAACCCACCGATTCCAAAACCGAATAGTTCCTGCATACCTGAATTGAATTTATCAAATCCTTCTGATGCTTCTTTGATTACTTTTTCTGATGATTCTTGAATGACACCTACGAGTTTTTTATTGTTCTCTTCTATATCATCGTAGTTTGATTCAAGTAATTTGAGTATGTCTTTGTCTTTTTTGATTTGTTTTTCAAGTGTCTTTACTTGAGTCTCATTACCTTCAGCTCTTGCATTAATGAGTTGTTTGTTTAGTGTTGCAATCTCAGATTCTTTATCGAGTCTTTCTTGTGTTGCAATTTCTAAGTTTCTATTACTTGCATTGAATGTTTTAACAAACTCTCCAACATCCTTAAACTCTTTGGGTAAGTCTTTACCTATAACTTGTGCAAGTTCACCTGATGCATCTAAGATACCATTGTTGAAATCTTGTAATAGTTTTTTAGTTTTACTTGCCTGTAATGCACCTGCAAATGAATCTTTCTGTCCTTTACGGAGTTCTAAAAATGAATCACCTAATGATGAGTTTACATTTTTAACTTCTCCGATTAAAGATTTAAATTCGTCAGAAAGTTGTTTAGTCCCTTCTGCAAATGCCTTTTGACCTTTAAGAATGTCTGCTGTTAAGTCTGCCATTTATTTTTACTGTTTTCCGAATGCTTTTCCTGCTTCTGCAATACCGAATGAACCTAATGTCACCACAACAAATGAAGTGTAGATAGTGTCAGAGATTGCTAAGTCCATTCCCCAAAATCCTGTCACTAAGTCTACGATACCAAATGATAACATCATTAAGAATGATGCAAAACCAATGATTGATTTTTCATTGATTGAGTTATCATCCATAAACAATGCACCGAAAGAAAACTTATCTCTTGGTTTGGCACCTGCAGCGGCAATCTTCAGTTCCTTGGACATTCTTTCCATCTCTTTAATCTTGTCGTTTGCCTCATCTAGTTTTAATACTAGATTGGTGTATTTGTCAAGGTCAATCTCGACTTCATTTCGTCCTGCGTCTATAATTTCTTTTGCCATCATTATCTCCTAGATTTTAATTTAGCTTGTCTAGCTTTTTCCTTTTCCTTCTCTTCTTCGAGATGTTGGATAAGGAGATTGATGTAAATCTCTCTTTCCCATGGCATCATATAATCTAATTCATCTAGTGAATACTTGTGATGTTGCATAAGTTGAAAGTTGGTGTTATAATAGTTGAACACCGACTCATGAGAAAGAGCTATTAAAAAAAATTTTGTAACCCTTGCAAGTTCTTAGTTTGAACTGTCTCACACTTATTACATTTAAACTGGACATCAACTGTAAGTCTAGGTGCATCATCAAAGAAACTTCCTATCTTCTCTAGTTGTTGAAACGATAAGTTATCTACAAATTCGTCTAACTCATCTTGACTCATATCGTTTCTTTCGAATACTTGATTTGCATCAAAGATTCTTATTATACATTTCTTTACAATCTCGATGACATTTTCATCTGCAGTTGTTTTAGAGTCTATATCAGTAATGGATTTAAACTTTGCCATCTCTAATACAACACCGACATCTTCTGTTATCATCACTGTTGCTTCTTCAGGTAGTTTTCCTACTACTGTTATTTCTTCAAGATTCAATATACTTTGTCCAGTCCCATCACACTCGTTCTCTCCACATGTAAATGTAGAACGAACTTCTTCACCAACTGACTTAGCTCTGACCTGTAAAAACAACCACTCGACATCTACTGAATACATATCATCGATATTACATTCACCTTCTGTCACTGCAGTTAATAAATCTTTAACTGCATTCAACTGTTGTCTTTGGTCTTCACTCTCTCGTGCAAGAACTAATACTTTTTGTTCTTTAACAAGAAAAGGTCTAAATGTTACTTCACGACCATCACTTGGTAGCACTGTAGTGTATTTTGGTGCTGTTTGGATTGGTAATCCCATAATCTACTCCATTATTATTAACCGCCCCCACCACCTAAGGCACGAGCAAGTTGTTGTCCTGATGAAAGGACATTATCAAATTGTTCTAATCGATTAAGATAAGAACCTGATTTTTTATTATATCTCGATGCAACCTTGAGTGTATCAAGTGCAACATCAAGAAATCTTCTTCCTTTATTTAGTAATGACAATCGAGGTGGGTCAGAAATCTCTACAGAGAATGTTCTGAATGCCCATGTCACACTAAAAGTTAGTAACTGGTCTGTTGATGTAGAGTTTAATTCCATTGGTGCATACGACAAAGGATACACTTCATGCAATTTGTATTTCATTGCATTTTTATCGTTTCTTCGTAGTTGGAATATCTCCATCTCACCAACATATTCTTCGTAGTAATTAAATACAGGTTTTGCAGAGTTACCTCTTTCTAAAGATGCATCTGAGTGTTCTCCACTAAAGATTGAATCTTGCCAGAACTCTATCAATGCTCTATCGATGAAGTTTGAATCACATCTAAACACTGTAGTCATTTGTCCACCATCGTGGTCTAGGTTATATGGGAATTGAACAAGAGGCCCATAAGTAGAAAACTGTTCTACTTGCAATTGTCTGCCTGGCAGATTACATGACTCAACTCTCCATCCTTCTAATTTTAAACCTAAACTAGGACAATGAAAGTTTACATGAAATCTATTTGACCTTGCACCATCATCAAATCTTGACTTAAAGTGGTCTATACTTTTACCCATTTATTACTACCTTACTACTGTCTGCATATACAGTATTTGCATTTGCATTAAATTGTGAGATTCTTAACATGACGATTGCTTCCCAATACTCAGGTTCTATTTCAGAAATATATCCATCGATATAGTTATAGAGATATTGTTTCAAACATGGTTTTGCCCATTTCAACTTTGAAATCTTTCTCAACAGACGATAGGTCATGTCTATACTATCACCATCTTCGTCAAAGTATCTAAACAAACCACTTAATAATTCTGCTCTTCTGCGAGGTGGAATGTAATGAAAGTTTATTCCTAAGAATCCTGTTTCATATATTTCTATTGGAACCACTACTGGGAACTTATCCCAATATGGTAATTGGTCTTTTAACTTTGCATCATAAAAATACATATACATGTGACCTCTTTGTAAGGGTGGAAGTGTATAGTTGTTTACATCTTCCGATATACTTTGAGGTGTGGTTTTCAATGATGCAAGTCTTGTTCCAAACCATTCGATAGCTTCTACACTTCTCTTTCGAAATTCAGTAGGAGACAGTGCAATTATATCGTCTAGAATCATATAAACTATTTATACAAACTAGAGTAGATTATCTTCTGTTAGGAATCTAAATTTAAGTCTTCTCTCTGCACAATACTCTTCTGCAGCTTTCCATTTTGCTTGGTTGACCATGTAAGTTGCACACTCTTGTAGATACCTTTTAGTTCTTCGTTTAGGTTCTTTGGGTGGTTTGAGTTGTTTCTTTGGTTTGACTTCAATGATTTCCCTTACAGTTTGACCTTGATTGTTTACATACTTGATATAGAAGTCAGGGAAGTATCGATGTGGTTTATTATCTAAGGGTGATATGTAAGGTATGATAAGTTCTTCGGAACCCCATTCTATGATTTTATCATTGTTATCACAATAAACCATGAATCTTCTTTCCCATAATGAACGATAGAAGATTTTTGTAGGGTCTCCTTTGTATTTTTTATAGTTCTTCGGTTTGAACTTACCACTGTATGACATAAATAGATTAAAAGACTATATTTTTTAGAGTATTTATATATGCCATCACTTAGTAAAATCATGAAAAGAATTAACCAAGCCAAGTCGGCAGTTAATTCTATTAAGGGTATCAAATCAAAATTAGAATCAATCAACTGGGAATCAGTTGCCGATGCAGATGAACTTAAAGAAAGGGCAGAGGTTGCAAGAAAGAGATTATCAGACCGAAAGAAATCTTTAGAGAAGTCAATAGACCCAAACAATGCAAAAAAGAACAAAGCAAAGAAAACACCAAGCACTGGTTTCCAAGAACTACAGTATCCTAAAAATGATATCTTAGATAACTGGATTATCTTTGAAACAGTCGGAAGACGAAATCGTGCAACTAAAGGTAGAGGAGAAAGAGGTATCAATCTCTTTAACGAGGATTCAGACCAATTACAAATTGCATTACATGTTCCTGATGAACTAAACTCTACTGCAGCTGTTAACTATGAATCACAAGAAATGGGTGTTCTTGCAGCTGGATTTGCAGATGCTTTCAATGCAGACAACTTTATACAGGGATTAAGTAAAGGTGCAGATGCTCTTGTTGCAGCTGCCTCAGGTGCAATGCAAAGTTTCTTTAACAGTGCAACAGGTAATGCAATGTTCTTATTACAGGGTAAAGCAAAGAACCCAATGGCAGAACAATTACTCAAAGGTGTTGACTTTAGAAGTTTCTCATTTACATACATTATGATACCTAAGTCTGAAGATGAAGCAGAGATGATTAATCAAATCATTTATAGTTTTAGAACTGCAATGTTACCTGACACTTATGCACCTTTAGGTGGTGGTTCTATCGATGCAGAATCATTCTTTAACTATCCAAATGTTTTTGAAGTCTATTTCGAAGGGCCGATTGCAGATAAAGTAGACGGATTCTTACCTGCAGTGTTAACTAAATGTGATGTTAACCATACAGGTGGTTTAAAATTCTCAACCTTTAGAGATGGTCAACCAATCAAAACACAAATTTCATTAGAATTTACTGAACTTAAAATTCTATCTCAAGAAAATTATCAACAAATTTCACCACTGGGTGATAAGAGTATTACAGGTTCTACAAGTCTTAGAGATAATCAAAAAGAGAGAGACAAAGCAAGACAAAAAGAAGATGCAATTGATAGAGCAATCTTAGAAGAGAGAAAGAAAAGTTCAAATACAGAATCAGGTGATGGGACGGGCGGATAATGGCACAACAGTTTTTTAAAAATTTTCCTGAGATACCTTACAAGTTAAGTGACGATAGAATTGTAATTATCAAAGACTTCTTTCGTAAGTCTCGATTAGATGCATCTGTAGAAGATACACTTATCAATTACACTTACTATGAAATTCAAGAAGGTGAGAGACCTGATGTAGTTGCATCAAAGTTATATGGTAACGGAGACCTTCACTGGACA